ACACATAACAAATATAGTAATAATCAAATTAACCCACAATTATGGATGATTTTTTTAAAAACTATGGCTACAAGGATGCTTCAGAGTATCTGATTGCATCTGCCGAACAAAACAAAGCGCGTAAACCCATTGAGGAATATGTGCGCAATGAAGTTATAAAAATCTTTGGCATCGTTGAGGATCTGCAAGTAAATGCTTGTACGATTAGTTGTAGTGTGAGTATCATACTGCCATCATCGGAGAGTGATTTGTACAAGAACTGTATAACTTTTGAGTATTTTTCACAAACAGATAAACTCCAACTATATCATGGTCAATATAAAGTTTATCTCTACGATGATGATACAATAGATATACGTAACGAGCAATTGTATGCGGCATTAATTGGCGACAACTCTTTCTTGCTGGGCTTAAAATCGCAACTGCGCGATTATGCTGCTACTTTCCCTCATGCTTTCGATTGGTTAAAACCCCCAAAATAATTATAAATGATAGACAATTCTTCTTCCGTTTTACACTCGCATCACGATGGCGTTGAATCTGTGGTGCGCACTCGCATTAAACGCTGCTTGCAAGTTACTGATAGCAATGGCGGCACTCACTACTATTCCGGTATCAAATCTTTGTTCGCTCACCGGATGAACGAACTTGATTGCCCATCGTCAGCTCTTTACGCTATGCTGCGTTACTGTCATGACGCTGTAACTATTGGTTCATTAACTATCAAGCGAGCTAATGTGGATGCCAACAAGATTAATGTAATCGGTAATAAATAGTACTTTTAGCTGTGTAATTAATTTTCCCATCAGTGTTAAATAAGTGAAAGCATATGCGCTATGTTGATTTTTCTTTGTAGCTTTGTCGCGTACAGATTTTTAAAAGACGGGTTAAACGCGCATCACATAGTGCTTAAATACATACACATTTTGCATATTTATAGTGATATGCTAAACGTGGCGCATACCCCCATATCAGAGTTGTAATGGCTCTGTTAGCCTCGTCTTTTCAAGGTCTGTACAGTGGGAAAGGTGCGCCACTTTTCTGTGCCTATAATCTTTCAAAATATTACAGATAATGAAAGACGAAATCAAAACCCCCATCACACTAGCCATCAGCGATAAGTGTTACAATATACTCGCTGTGGCACGTAATTACGCTGCGCTCGCTGAAAGCATCAACAAACGAGCAGAGCTAACAGAGCAATTGGAAGTATCACCATCGCAAGTAATCGAAGTACTAGAGCTGCTGCATCAGGCGGATGACGCAATGCGCTGCGCAGTTAAAAAGCTAACTGATTTTGCATCGCAAGAACTATATGAAAATTGCATGGTAATAGGCGGCAAATCAGCTACCGAAAGCTGATGAACCTTTACTACTTTTGAATTCGATTGTTAAAAATATGATGATAAAAATACGAGCAACGCGCCTGATGAAACGGTTGCTCGTATTTTCTATTTTTGTGCTTTGATTATATCTTGTATAAGCGCTTTATTATCGCGTATAAAGTAAGCTCCGGTATTGCTCTTAATCGAATTCGTGAACTGCTCAACGTGCCCACCAACATACTTTTTAAATGCGTTTGGTACGTCAGTTATATATCCCTCTTTCGGTTGCCACTGCGCCTGTTGCTGTGGCGTTAAATCTAAATAATCAAGACGCTCTTGCAGCGAGCAAACAATTGGAATTACGGTGCATCGGCAGCGAGCATGAAAACCGGTAAATAAAAATTGCTTCGGATAAGCACCTTGTAGCTCATCGCAAATATCATATTCAGGATGGCTGTTTGATAGGCGTATTTCATACCCTCGGCAAAACTTATCATCGTTCATGCGCACGTTATCTGCATACTTGTACGCCATGTTAATCTCGTTGCTCGTTAATCGGAGCGCATTTTGCCTGCTTGAGCGATATACGCCACGCCCAACTTTTTCTATATCGGTACTAGTGAAATGCACATTGCCATCAGCGTCGATGGTGCGTCTGCGCCACTCAATCACATCTTTTTTAGTGCCATCGCTCTGCATCTTCTTCATGTGATAACGCCTGTACACTTCGTTTGGTCTGTTGAGCATCTTGCGTACTCTGCGCCCTAATTCCTCTGCGCTAGTGCCTTTTTCTATGCCATCTTCTAGACACGCACTCATCGCCATCTCGAACTCTGCTTTCGCTTGCGACGTATAGTTCCATACGCGCTGCGATAAATTTAAACCTTTGCGGTGTGCATCGCGGTATTGCTCAAAATCTGATACAATACCTTTAGAAAAAGATACAGCAAATATATCAGTGGGCAAATTAAGCGCGCTCACTGCTTTTGTGGCTCGCTGATAGGCTAACCGCATAGCTTTCTCGGTGGCTGCTGCCATCACGCCTTCGAGCTGGGCAGCATACCGCTCAACAATTCTTGCGGCGGCTTTTTTCGATTCGGGGTATTTGTCAAACGAAAAAAACTCATCATCAGGCAAATCCTCGTAACTGATATTTATCTTCGCTAGGTCGCGAACCATGCGCTGCATTATGGCTTTTGTGGCTGCATCAGCACTCGCAAGCAATGATATGAACTTTTTATCTGTCATTGATATATACTGCTGTATCTTTCAGAGAATATACTAAATACTACTTAAACCTTGATTATTCTTCGCCTGTTGCTGTACCGAACATATTAGTTACCATTGACAACTGCGCTTCTTGTTGTGCTTCCTCGTTTAGCTGCTCTATCACTTGCGTTGGATTGTCAACTAGCGGATTTTGGCGCACCGCTTCTTTTTGGCTCATCGTTGGGCGATTGCCGGTGCTCATGTTAAGAAGCTGCAATGTTTCTGTTAAGTTCTTTGGCATATACGGTTCAAATTTTGGCTCAACCTCAATCTCATCAAGCACATTATCCGGTACATCAAGCAATGAAGTTGCGATACCGTTTTGCACAAGATTGTATCTGCGCTGAAACATTTCGCCATACAACTCAATCTTATCTTCCGCCTTCATGTGCGGATCTGTGAACATTAGCTGTATAGCAACGCCACTAGTGTTGTTGCCTAACTGCTTCATCGTTTCGAAGGAAATATCCGGTATTTGCGAATACGAAAAGATAATATTGAAAAGCGTTGATAGCTCATTGCCAATGCTTGTTGGCGAATTATCCCACGAAAGCACTTTTAAATCTGCTCCTTCTTTGAGTTGATATACACTGCCTGTTTCGCCTTTCTCAGCGAAACCTTGTACTTCGCCTGTTGCCACGTATGCCGGTTTACCAAAATAGTCATTCGTATCTGCCCAATTCGATAGCAAATCCTCAACACGCTCAATAGGTATTTGCACGTCAAACCACTCTGCATGCTCTTGGCGATAGTATATCACCGGAACTTTTTTGAAACCATGTTGCTTGCGCGCTCCAATAGGCATCAGTGATCCACCATCGTAAGTGTAGCGATAAACGTAACGCGAAGTATATACGTCAAAGTGTTGCGTTTGCTTGCCGCTCTCATCAAGAATAAAATACTCGCGCGCAAAACCATCCATATTGCCCCAATCATCAAAGTGGGGAAATAATTTATTGCCCTCGCTGGGTTTAAGGAGCTTCATGCGCAAGCGTTGTGGTTGCCCATTCGCATCGGTTTCGAAATACCAAAGCTCTGCGCACTCTCTTTCGTGCATTACTGTGCGCGCAAGTTGTTTATCTTTGTACTTGAGCTTGTTTGACTTAAAGCATTTCATTACCTCGTTAAATAGCGCGGTTGCTTGCTCGCTTGTTCCCTCAACCATAGCATAGCGTACGGCATTGGAAAATAAGAAACCAACTGCGCGGTTAACGAGTACTTTTTGCATTGGAATAGCAATACGGCATCGCTCAACTTTCTTCTCTTTGTATATTGGTTGCCCTGTTTTTTTATCCTTGCCTGTGAGTACTTTGATTGTTTTTCGGCGGCGATAAATTGGGTTCATTACTTTATGCCCCTGTGGGTGCCATTGCTGCTCTATCTCTGCAACGCTTTCTGTGAATGGCGGCTTCGTGCGCGTAAGCAACGCATATACGCTATTCAAATCAGCGTTTTGCATTATTTCTTCTATCGGCTTCATTTGCTATATATTTTTAATGGTTAAAGAATATCAATTAATTCTGCGGCACTCATACCGCTATCACTATCAGAAATAAAGGCATCGTTGATGGCATAACAGAGCAAATCCACGAATTCATCATGCTCTTTTGCCGGAAAACCTATAATTTCATCAATAAATATCTCATTAAAATCGCCCTCAACAATACAAACTCTGCCACTCTCAACGAATGGCGATACAGCGTTAAGGCGTGTTTCTTTGCTATCTTTAGGCGTGGGCGTTGGCACCACGTTTAACTGCGTACTCTCGCGGAGTTGGTCAATTACAGATAAACCATTAGCTTTTGGCTCAATGTGAATTTGCGAGTTATAATTATAGTGGTTGTCACGCACATATTCAGGCAAAAAACGGCACAAATCAGGAAATTTCATGCGTACTTGTTTCGCGCAAAATACATATAGTGTGCCATCTATTACTTGAGTGCCTATCACGCCTGTTGGATCGTTTTTGGCTTTCTCGGTGTAAGCTGTATCAACGAAGAATTGTGCGCTAGTTGCCGCCTTTGCGCGCTCTTGTTCGAATGTGTGCTTCGACACAAAGCGAAACCATTCTTTCTTGATGATGTTACCGCCTTCGATTGTTGGGTGCTGCTGATACAAGGCAGAAAAGAAACGCGGCGCGCGTGTCTGTGCTGCTCTCAATCGCTCAAGCGAATGGCGGTTCTCCCATAACGCTTCGCCAACGTGTCTACCACTGTGAAGCTCGCCATCATCTTCTTGTTCACAAATAGCCGGAATTGAAAGCACTTCCCAATTTTGCGGCTCGCGTTTTAAAATTCTTCCGGCTAAATCATCATCATGCCAACGTGTCATGATAAATAGCTGTCTGCTTTCATTGTGTAAGCGAGTTAGCAATACAGAGTTGTACCAATCCCATACGCGCTCGCGATACGTTGGTGAATAAGCTTCTAGCGCATCTTTCACGGGATCATCAATAATCGCTATATCAGCCGGAGTTCCGGTCAAACCGCCCATTACACCAACTGCTTTATAAAAACCTCGCGAGCCGTTAATCTCGAACATGTCAAGCGTATGCGAATAGCCTTTGCCGCCAACTTGCGTGCCATCAAAAATTGCTTTGTATTCCTCTGAAGCAAGCGTTTGTTGAATTGAGCGTGAGAATTGTTGCGAAAGGTCTGATGAATAGCTTGCTGCTACGATTTTAAGGCTTGGATTAATGCCTAATGCCCATGCCGGTAATTGTCGCGAAACAAGTTCACTTTTCCCCTCCTGTGGCGGCATAAAAACCATCAAGTTTTTACATTTACCCTCAATGATATTTTGGCATTTTCGCGCAATCAGCTCGTGAAACCATTGCGCATCATAGGCTGGATTAATGCACTGTACAAAGCGCAAAAAATCAGTGCGCGCATCAAGACGTTGCAACGCAAGCTCACGTTGATAGATTTCTAATGCACGTGCAAAGCTGATGTTATCAAGTTCATCAACTTCTTTTGATTTTTTGCGCTTTGTCGTTGCCATGAATTAAAACGGTGTTAATCCTTTTTCGTAGTCGCTCTGTGTGCGCTGCTGCAAGTTTCTTCGCATTGTCGTATTTAACAAAATCGCTTTTCATCGCAACAATGCGCGGTGGTATATAACGGTTCTGTGCTATATCATCATCGGCTTGCACTATGTCAACACCCTCGAAACCGTCAGTATCACCGAAATCTGCATCATCGCCCATGTTACCGAAATCGCCCAACTCAAAATCATCTGTTAGCTCAAAATCTGCCATAACACTTACTTGTTTTTGCGGTTCTTTTGCAATCGCTTAATTTCAGCGATGAGTTCT